TATCTGCCTGAGCACTCCGCTTCAGCAGACCGCGAAGGCCACGTGACCAAATTTCTTGGTTACGCGCGCGCCTTGATACTTCGTTGGATCGGACCCGCCCCTGCTACTCTCGCAGCAGGACGATTCGGGCCTGGTGGCACATACTCGGACCGGGGGGACGAAACTACTATCCCCCACAAAATGAGTGCCGTGGCTTCCGTGACACACGACGCGCTTTTCTTTCTTACTGAGTGGACCCTCACTTCGTGGGGGAAGCACCAGTGCGCGTTGGGGCAGTATCCAGAGTTTGTTCGCGGGAACCGTTTCAGTACGGTGCCAAAAGACGCATTGAAGGATCGGGCCATTGGGTCTGAGCCGGCGATCAACGTCTACTTTCAGCTAGCCTTAGGGCGTCAGCTGAGAGAGCGACTGAAAGGAGTTGGGATCAACCTCAACTCTGGCCAGGAACTTCACGGGCAGGTTGTCCGTGAAGCGTCCATGACTGGACATCTGGCGACTCTGGATCTGTCAAATGCAAGCGACACCGTAGCGAAGGTCCTTGTCAGACTCTTGCTACCGCCGAAGTGGTACTCAGCCTTGGATGATTTACGGTCCAAGTCCACTTTCTTTCCCGAGGGCACGGACAGCCGTGTCAAGGGATGGCGCTTACTCGAGAAGTTTTCGAGTATGGGTAACGGTTACACTTTTGAGCTGGAGACGCTCGTCTTCCTAGCTCTGTGCTATAGCGCGATTCAGTTTGATCGCGCCGCCCGGCAGCAATTGCCGGTTGGACGCCTCCTTCCCGTGCGTATGGGGTCTTCGGACTCTGCCCGCGCATGGGGCATGGAGTTGTCTGTCTATGGGGATGACATCATTGTTCCCACAGAGTCAGCACGCAGTGTGACCGCTGTACTGAACTATTTCGGTTTCTCTCTGAACGGTTCCAAATCGTTCAGCTCTGGTCCTTTCCGTGAAAGTTGCGGTGAGGACTACTTCGATGGAGACCGGGTTCGTCCCTTCTTCATCAAGGAGTTTCCGAATGATCCTTCATCCTGGATTGTGGCGGCGAATGGCATCAAACGTCTGTGGCTGGAGCTTGCGCTTTATGCCCCGGACGTTGACCTTCGCCGTACGTGGTTCCATTGTTTGGACCAGATTCCAAGCCAGATTCGCGCTTGCCGTGGGCCCAACGCCCTCGGCGACATCGTCATCCATGACGACGAGCGCTTCTGGTCTTCAAGGGTCCGCCGCAACGGCGCCAACCCCCGGAACACAATCAGGTACATTCGGGTGTACCGGCCTCATCGACACCGCAAGGTGAAGTATGGTTGGTTCCATCCGGACGTAGTACTAGCTTGCGCCACCTACGGGTTAGGATGGGGGGACGGGGGTGTTAATCCCCGCGACTCTGTCCTTTCTCACAAGGTTGGTTGGAAGTCCTACAGCTAGAGTGCTGTAGTTGTCCTCCGGCGAAAGCCGGTGGAAAAGCAACCGTATGGTTGCCGTGGGGGAAGTGCTAGGCACACCCCAC